AAGGTGTCCTCGTTTCAACTATTACCCCCAAGGAAGTGGTAAATTGTCATTGTCCTACTCTCCGTCATCTTCGCTCCAAGGCAGTGTTGGGGTGCCACTGGTAGGAGTTTTCTTTTCTTCGACAGCGGCGTTTACTTGTGCCTCAATCTCCGACACCTTTTCGTTACCAAGTGCGTCCTTAGCCCACCCAACAGCCTGTGCTTCGGTAATGTTTGCATAAGGCGTAAAGTTGTTTGGATCAGGAGGTGTGATTTGAACTGAACCAACAGTTGACGCAGACAAAGGTCTTGTTACACCATCAGGATCAACAAACGTGCCGTCTGTAGCGGTAGCCCTCCACGCTACTGAAGTAACCACATCTGACAAGCCACTCTCCGTATAGGTTACTTCCATTGTGTCAACTTTCCATGTAAGTGTCATTTTATCAGCTTATTTTGAGAGTGCCGGAATCGTTCCACACGCTACCTGAGACACCCGGATCAGAGGTTGGAAGGTTTGCCATTAAGATGTAATTGCTTCCTAATCTTAACGCTTCATTTCCTCCCGCCACAAACCTCATATATCCGCTTGCAGGAGTGGAGTCGTGAGCGTAAGAAATCGTTCCACGATACTGTGCCGCGCCCGATGTCCCATCCGCAAAGTCAATTCGGGCCTGACCATCATTCGCGTTGGCTATAGTTATCCCTGCTCTCGCGCCGGAGGCCGTGTCCGCTATAACTAAATCAGTAGTGTAGTAAGAGGTTGGAGATGTTGTCCCTATTCCTACATTGGCACCAAAAGTTGCTATTCCTGATAGATCTGCCGCACCATTTATGTCTATGGTGGTAGCGTTTATTTCAATTTCAGTATCGGCCACCAAATCAAGAACGCCGTCCGCAGACTGATGGATGTATGTTCCAGAGTCTCCAAACTGTAGCTGTGTCGTACCTATGCCAGCGGCATCACTGAGCAATAGTCCAGTATCGTGTACATGGGTAAGAGTTACCTCTTGGTCGTCACCAAACGCTATCTGGGCACCGTCTGCTAAAAACAGGTCACTAAACTCTAACGCTGCCGTACCCAGAGATGCACCGTCTGAGGCATCTGGCACAAAAGCTGTATCAGCCGTAATTGTGCCACCGTCAATGCTTGAGCTTCCAACGTCAATGTTCCCAAAGCCGGACGTAATTGAACCACCGTCAAGGGCACCAACAGATGTAATGTTTGTCTGAGCAGCAGTTGAGAGCGTCCCGACTAACGCCGTAGTAGCAGTGATCGTTGTGCCCTGAATGGTGCTAGAACCTGTGATTGCACCATCTACTTGTAGCGTAGATGCCATGTCTACGGCACCGTCGATATCTACAACGTCTAGGTTTGTAACACCGTCAACGTCTAGCCCTGCCGCACCCGCTAAGATTAAATCATCAGCGGATGTGTCCCACAGCATATAGGCACTAGCTGTGTCGCCAAAGAACTTGACATCGTATCCGGTGTCGTTCACGCCAACTGTTACTGCCGCATCAACCTGCACTGCTCCGTCTATGTCAACAGCGTCTAGGTTGGTAGTTCCGTCTACGTCTAAGTGACGGGTAACAGTTAGATCATTGCCAATCGTTACATCGTCAGGCAGACTGATTGTAAGAGTTTGGCTTCCGGCTACTGTTACAATCTCATTTGACGTACCTGCGATAGTAAACGTCTGTGAGTCAAGATCAACAGATCCTGTGCCGGAACCTCCTGCAAAGTCTAAGTCCTCTGCCGTCACCTTGGTGTCTACATAAGCCTTGATACTTTGCTGCGTTGCAAGAGCCGTTGCAGAGTCGGTCGCCATATTGTCTTCGTCAAGAATTGTTGTAACGGTTGTAGCACCCGTTCCCTTGAGCGAAGCAAATGTGATTAGTCCGGCTGACGTAATGGCCCCTGTAGTAAAGGCACCAGAGCCGTCTCGAAGAACAATCGTGTTTGCGGTGTTATCGGTACGCTCTACGATGCGGGTTGCCATAAACTCTACGTAGATAGACCCGGCACTCGCGTCAGAGCGCAGCACAACAGCGCATGGCTGATACACACCTGATGTCGGCTTGGTAGCCGTAAATCCTGCTGACCCGTTCTGATACAGTTGATCTAGTGCTGAGAACGAGCTTGTGTTTACAACGCTTGTTACGACACCCATGACAGTGACGTAACCTATTGCCCCACTTGAGATTGCAACCTCAACCAAACCAAACGCTGTGTCTGCCGCCGATGCTACGACATTAACCTCTGGCACTTTGTCGGTCGTGTTGTAGCCCGTCAGCTTAACAACCTGACCTGCGGTTAGACTTGCAGCAGCCCTGACCTGTACCTGCGTGGTCTGATCTCCGACAAGAATCCACTTGGTGCCATCATCAAACCAGAGATGGTAGTCACCTCCATCGCCTGATGTGATCCACTTACGTCCTGCTGTCCCGGCGGCAGGGCGAGAGGCAAGCGTAGACGACTGAACATGAACACCTGTATCGGCATCATGGTCGTTATAGCTAGTACGGATTGTATTGTCGTTACCACGAACTGTGTTCGCATCAATCGGCGTAGTGCCGTTGACCGGGCTTGAAAACGTAGCAACTGCGTGTTGCGCTACCGTCGTAGCCATTAGCGTCTCCCAAGGGCAAATGCTTCTAACTGAAACCTACTAAGAACAGGCAATGCTTCTCCTGAATCAATAACACTGACATCAACATAATAACCATTTCCCCCCATCGGGATGCGATAATTCTGCGATCCCGATCCTCCCCATGTGCCCGTGCCCCATGTTGTGCCACTGGCACCCCATGTTTCGTCGTAGCTCACAGGCAAGGAGAATGATCCAAGGTCGTTCCCGGTGCTCCATTCTATTCGGCACTGGTCTGATCCTTTTAGTGAGGCCGTCAGGTAGCCCCACCGCAATGCCTTAGATAGCGAGTCGTCACCGCAATAGAACCTGCGAAACTGCGCTGTCATGGTGTACCGCTCACCACCTGATCCGTCAGAGTTTAGGTTATCCACAAACACTGACGTTGCGTCACATTCGCTTACAAATCCACTTTCGTCACCTCTTAGAATTATGGGCAATCCAGACGAGTTCAATGTTTCAAACATCGTTGTGGTGTTCGGGCTGATCCAACCAGTATCCCACGGTCCTGTCCATGAATTAAGCACTGTGTTGTAGACGTAGCAACCATAGCCCGGTAGCGTGATCCACAACTCTTTAGTGCCGCGATTTAGCACCGCCCTGATGTTTGCAAACTGAGCAGACGACAGGCTTCTGATAATGGACAGTATTGGATCTGGGGTCTGTGCGTTTGCAACAGGTGCCACTTCTGATTCGTTGCAACGATATAAGCCGCGCTCTGAGATGAAATAGGCCACATTGTCGAACGGCACTATAGCGTTAGGAGCAATCGTTCCAACGTCGGCTGTAACGCCTGTCGGTGAGACGGTAACATCGTCCTGCCCGTAACCCGTTAGGCGAGAGATTCCCCTGTCGTGAAAGATTAGCAACGAGGTGTTAATGCTTGCTAACCCTACGACCTCCTCATCGCCAAAGGTTCTAACTACGATCTGACCACCACTAGAACCCGTAATGCCTAGCGTGTCGCCGTTGTTTAGTGACGAGTAAAAAATACTGTCAGGAAACGAACTGTTGCCGCACGACCAAAGCCTTTGGTTGTGGACCGCGATAACCTTTGGGTTCGGTGTGCTTGCAATATTCGTTGTTAGCGACGAGCCGTCCCACTTGTTAAGTAGCCCACCGTCAGCGATGTACACAACATCGTTACCGCTTGTGTCACGAAACTGTGCAAACGATGGAACCTCTGTGGTAGACAGAGTTCCGCTTCTTGTTGTCCATGTCCACGGATATGAGCCATAAGAGCTAGTCTTTAGGCCACCGTTGACCACAACCATGATTTCGTTTGAGCCGCTGTCCTTGCGCCACGTAAATCCGTTTTGGATATCGTTTCCGCTAGACAGTGTAGCTGCGGTTCTTTTTAGACCACCACGCTTTGTGATTGCGCCAAACTCTGTAAGCCTAGCGTTGACGGTTCTTCGTAGTTGGTTCTGTTGCAGCATTACCTCTGTCGAGGTTTCGTTAACGCCGCCTTCCATACTTGGCTGTATGTCTCGAACCGTTTCTCGCGCCATTATCCACCTGCCCACTCGTACTTGAGGTCAGGGTACGCCATCCTTGTGGCGTTAATCGTGCGGCGGCGAATGTCATCTAACATAGATACGCGCTCAAGTCTAGCGAGCGATCTCATGTCACCTGCGGCAGCAGTCTCTGCGCCACCTTTTAGTAACAACTGCGCGGCTGCTTCCCACACAAGAATTAGATGAGCATTGTCTGGAAAATCAAACGTAGCAAGGTCGCTTGAAAGATCGTTAATCGTCGTAGGTTTCCAGTTTACGTAGACGATTAGATCCACAGCAGAGTCCGAAGGCAGAACCTGAACATTATCCCCTGCTACGTAAAATAATCTTGGATATGATGGGAGATAATTGGTCGTTGTTGCAAGCGGAACATCTGAGAAATCCGTTTCTTCATACAGCACGTTGCCGTCGCTCACAGACAGTATTCGATAGAAGTTCTGCTCTGTGTCCCCACCAGATCCGGTCGAAAGACTAGATAGTGGAACGGTGCCGTCTGACGCTGTGGTAATCTCACGCTTTGCAAACTTGTAAAACGGCGCAGCGTTAAGAATGTTAGACCACTCTGCGTCAAACACGCTACCAAGTACAGTGCTAATCAGGCTGTCGGTCCAACGTGAAGACGACACAGCATCCATATACTCGCGAGTCTGCTCAATAAGATCCGCTTTGGTAACGGTTGCCATTTCCTATCCTAGTCCAGATACTTGGATTTACGTGCTGCTTTCTTTTTTGGTGCTGCTTTTTTGCGAGGCTTCTTTGTTTTCTTGCTAGAAGTAATTGCTTCAGGCACCTCAACAGCAATCTCGACACCGCCAACCTTGTGAGGATCAGCCGAATCAAGGATTTCGGCAAACGCTTCTTCTGCTGCTTTTTGTGCAGGTTCGGCGTTCCATTTGCCAATGCGATCAACAAGACCCTGAACATCTTCTCTTGGGAAATACCTGAACACTCTCTCTATATGCGCGGGGGCAGAGTCGAGCGAACAGTCGGAGGGCAAATACCCAATAATATCGAAGGCACTGTCCGGGTCCGTCGATCCATTCTTAATCATCTCTTGCCTGCGATCATTCTTGTCCCACTCCATCGTGATACCCCAGTGGGAGTCAACGCCGTGGACATACCGCAAGCCAAGATCAGGGTGAATACTCTTGAGCCTTCTTACGCTATCGGCAGGAGGTTCTGGAGTTCCCCGTTCATTAAGAATAAGTGTCATTATTCGAGCACCAACAACTCAACATTGACAGTAAGATCAACAGCAGCGGTTCCTACCGTGCTGCTTGCTGTAACCGCAAAACGAATCGTGTCTCCGGCATCCATTGTCTTTTGCGCTTCTGTAAGCGTTGAAAGAAATGTTACTGCCGTGCCCTCGTGAGCGGTCAATGCTTCTAGGTCTACGTTGCCGCTAAGGGCCACCGCAGCATCTGCTGAAGCATCGTACTTCTGGATAACGCCAAGAATCGTCCCGCCACTAGAGGCAGGTATTGTTCCGGCTGACACCACGGCGCGGTTTGCAATGCAACGCGCAGGATGTCCCCCAAGATTGTAAGTCGTGGTTGTGCTATTACCGATAGCAGCAGCGCAACGACCTGCAAGCAGTTGAGGCAAAACGCCAAGCCTTCCCGGCTTAGGCGCAAAAAATTCGTATGCCATTTCACAGGTTTCCTATTGTGAAGCGTGAAGAGGGGTAGGGCTACGAACTACCCTACCCCTCCATAAGTTACGCTACGTGGGTGTAGCGAGAGGTGTCTGTGTAACCAGTAATGCTTCCGTGAGCGTTACGGGCTAGGCAGGCCATATTGCCATACCAACCGTAAGTCGTCTCGAACGCATCCCGACCCTGTAGCCAACGCCAAGGACCGGCACCTTCAAACTCCACGAAGCCCCAATCCCGTGCGTCAACCCAAGCCAACGACGGAACGTGGAGCAGGTAAATTGTACCTGCGGGGACGTAGTAGTCCATGACGAGCGGGATTCCACAGACCTCAATGGCCTTGTATCCACCCTTGATCGTTGTTGCAAACTCACCTGCGGTGAATCTGCGCTGTCCGACCATGCTCTCCATGAGCTTCTTCCCGATGCCCGGAGTGGTCATCATTAGGAAGTCGCCGGGGCGAACCATTGCATCCTTGCCTGAACGGCCAGAGATGCGCTGAATCATATCCCAAATGTCAGATTCAGTGGGCTGATCTGCGTCTGGGGTGTCCGTTCCGGCCACCATGCGAGTAGCATCCCAGATTGGGTATGTGCCACCGTTGATGTTATGGAGCGTGTTGTACGAACCGCCACGGTTCGTGATCGAAATCAGACCGTTCATGGCACTGTTGAACGAAGTATCGCTCGCGGTTGCCTTAACAATCTTATCTGCCGCTGCCATGCTAGAAATGGCTGTGCCCAAGGTCAGCGTGGAGTTGTCTCCTGATACGCTGATTGCTGTAATCTGAGCGCGACCAAGAACCGCATCCGAAGATGAGGTGTCTAGTACGGCGATGTAGTCGCCAACCGACAGAAGCAAAGACCCCTGTCCGGCTGAAGCCACACCGTAAGGCGATGTTACAACGATAGACGTTGTGCTGCCTACGCTACCAACGAGCGCAACAACACCATCTGCCTTGTTGTGAAGAGCTTGCTGCATAAGCAGCGAAGATGCGTCCTTAATCTCTTCCATCGTTTTCTTAGCGATGGTCGTGAACGCCGCATCTTTGCTCTGGGTTCCGACAAAAGCGAGGCCATCAATCTGGCGAGTCGTGTAAGCACGAACTACGCCTGCGTTGGCCTGCACTTCAGTTGCGGTTGTGTCCGGGGGAAAATACCCAGACTGCGAAAAGGTGGCTCCGGCAGGACGGCCAGTAACGACATCAAAGAAGACGTTGTTACCGCCCCATCTCATATTGCGCGGACCACCCGCCTTGCCAGACTCAAGCTGTGCAAGGAGCGGAGTAACGAGATTCTGAACCTTCTCGCGGAACTGTGAATACACGTTCTTGAGTAGGCCAGTTAGCTCGGTATCCGTAATTACGGTTGGAGCAGGCATGATTTACCTATATGTGTTGAAGTACCGAATCTAGTGCGCTATCTAACGCATCATCTACTGTAGCCGCTCGACGCTGCTTTTTTGGGGAGCGAGCCTTTCCCGCCCTGCCAACTGGCTTTGTCTTTTGGCCTACAAGTCTCTTAGCCTTTTGAGCTTCAACACGCGCTTTTTCCAACTTCTTCAGGGCAGCGTCATCTTTCTTTGCTGTGCCTGTAGATTCGGAACGCTTGCCATGTTGCAACTGCGCCCAATAAGCCAGATCCTCTAAGATGTATTCACGGACAGCATCAAACTTGTGTGATGGAACGTATGGTTGACCATTTGGTGCCAGTTCCATGTACTGTTGTATGCCCTGAACACACTTTTGAGCAAGCTCATCAGCGGAAACAGTAGGCAGTGCATCGGCTAACATCCCGATGGCTGGCTCTAACTCTGCTTCCCAAAACTTGCCCCCATCATTTTCAATCTTACTCATCTCCTGAGCTACGTGCATATTGCGAAC